TTTTTATGTTTTCAAAGTCCCGTAAACACTGGTTTTACGGGCTTTTTATATATTTTATATACCTTTAAATACGCTTAAATTCTTATCGGTAGCCACCACGTAGCCACCAAATATTTTTATTAATTTTAGTGGTCGTAGCCACCATTTTTTTATGTCATTTTATTAACTTCTTGCACTAGTTCTTTTATATTTCTATGTGTATATACACTTTCAGTTAAATCACTTATTACATGACCCATAATTCTTTTTTGAATATATTCATTTGCTCCAGCTTGTTTCATTCTTGTTGAGAATGTATGCCTACAATCATATGGAGTATGATCGAAGTTGTATTCACTCATAAATTTATTGCTTGCTATAGAAAATTTACCATAATTAAATTTATCTATAATACAAGCAAATGGATATTCTGCATCTTTGCTATTATCTAGAAAATATTTTATTAGATGTTTAATTTTATTATGTATTGGTATTATACGATTCTTACCGGCCTCAGTTTTTGAACCTGTAATAAAATATTCTTCTTCAAAGTGCATATTATCTCTTTTAGTTATAAATAATTCATTCGGTCTTAAACCTGTGTAACACATTATTAACATTGTTTTTGCAAAATCAATATGCTGCAATCCCCATAATATTGATATTTCTTCTTCTGTAAATGGTATATGTTTATCAGATTTAGGCTTTTCCCCAACATATAATCTTTCAGTTGGATTTTTTACTATAGGAAGTTCATATTCATTAATAGAATATTCAAACACCTTAGTAAAGACAGTTTTTATATATCCCTTACCGGAATATCCTAATTCTTCATTATTATGTTTGTTTTTAGCATTGTTTATTATATCTTGCAACTGTTTATATTTAATATCTAAAACACGGCAATTATATAGTGTTTTGCAATGATTCTCATATGCACTCCTTAAACCTTTTAAATTACTGTACGACATTTTATCTTTATCAACCAATTCTTCAAGTATTTTTTCAACTTTTATCCAAACTTGAGAAAAAGTAACATCTTTATAATCTAAATCGTATGGGCTAGAATGAAAATCAGCTAATAGTTTAAGTCCTTCTTTTTGACTAGATACAAAGCCTAGCACTTTTCTAATTTGTTTTCCATCCATATCCCATCCAGTTGTTACTCTAACTATAAATCCGTTTCTTCTGTTTCCTTTTACTTTACAGATACTTCCGTAACCATTGGGCAATTTCATAATAAATTACCAACCTTTAATTTGTTATTTTTTTTACTCATATTTTCACTCTCCTTATTGCTTAATTTAGTAATTTTTGCTATAATTAGAGTACATAAAAAAGAATTTGTTTGTGGTTAAATAGATTTCAATTTTATGTACACTTTATGTGTTGACTTCGTGTTGGTAGCGCGGAGTCTTTTTTGTTATTTACAAGTATAATCTTTTAAGTTGTTTTCTTTAAATTCATCAATAGTGATGTCTTTTTTATTATAGAAGTTATCTTCATCATATAAATCTCCAAGAGTATTTTTTAGTGAATCTACATCTATTTTGTCATAATCAACAATCATGACAAATTTAAGTTTATTATTGCCTTCTTTAGAATAGGTTATATTCATTCCATCTACTTTATTAAATGACTCAGCAAAAGCAGATGTAAAAGAATAAGTCATATCTAACATTGAAGGATCTGTTTCGGTAACATTTGTTTCTGTAACCTTAACAACCTTATTGTCTTTGTATGTAACAACCATTTTATCTTCAGTTTTATAACCATCTTCATCTGTAGTAGTGTTAGTACAAGTTAGTTCCTTTTCTTTTGATAAACTTATGCCATCTTTTCCACATCCGGATATTAAAGCAATTAATACAAATAAAACAGCCAATTTACTATACTTCTTCATACTTCTTTTTCCTCCTTCCTATATATTTTAAAAATACCTGTACTAGCATATTTTTAATCAGAATTATCTTTTTGATGATTCGTTTTTGCTTTTTTATTTAATTCATCATCTAATAAAATAATTTTGCTGTTAATTCCAGCCAGTGATTCAGAATCTATTTTGGCAATCTCATTTAATATGTTTTTATAATCTTTTTCATTTAAATTTCCATTTTCATCATCTTTTTTCTTTGGTTGCTCAGCAAAAAGTACTTTATGCTATCATCTTTAAGATTTTTGGTCATTTCCACAGTATCTTTAATTATTTTAATTGTTTCATCATCTGATATATCTTCTGAAATATTTTCGATTTCTTTTTTTATTTCTTTAATTTTTTCTTTGTCGGAAATAGATAAGAGTAAAATATTGCTTATTAAGTTTATAGTTGATTTTATTATTTTACTTTGTGTGTATAATAATGATAAATATAATATAAATAAATCAATCGGGATTTCAGTTTCCTTTTCAAAATCTAAATAATTATTTTCAAACTTAATTGAATCAAATAAATTTAATGTTACAGTCTTTGTTTTATCAAGGTCTACATCATATCCCATAAGCCAAACTTCATTAACACCTAATGCTTCAGCTAAAACAGTTAGGTTATCTTGTTTTGCTTCAGAAATACCTTTCAAATATTTATTTATTAGTGTTTTATCAATTTTAGTTTTTTTTACTAGATCCATTTGCTTATAATTTTTTTTATCCATAGCAATTTTTAATCTATTGGAAAATGTGTCTTTTTTCATTTAAAATCACCATAATAAATATACACCACTATTGAAAAAATGTCAACTAGGTTGAAAAAAAATCAATTTCACTATTGACTTTTATATTAAACGGTGTTAAATTAAGAATGTAAGTTGAAAAAAAATCAACTAAAAAATATGAGAGGAGGAAGAATATGAAACATCGTTATAATTACGATAAATTACGTGGAAAAATTAAAGAAATTGTTGGCAGTGAGAGCAAATATGCTGAATTGTTGGGACTATCAAATGCATCAATAAGTGCTAAACTTAATTCATTGGTCCCGTTTTCTATTACGGAAATAGACAAATCAGTTACTATTTTAAACATTCCAACTAATGAAATATACGAATATTTTTTTTCAAAAGAAAGTTGAAAAAAAATCAACAATTTTAACCACAAACAAAGGAGAAAAAAACTTATGAAATTAAAAGAAATGAACAGAATACCTATTCAAAATGTAGCCGAGCTATTAAATTGTTCTCCACAATTCGTAAGAATAGGGCTTCAGCAACAACGACTACCAATCGGAACTGCTGTTAAGATGTCTAGTACATGGACATATCATGTATCTTACGAATTATTAAAAAACTATGTTGGAGAGCAAAAAATAATAGAATACGAAAAAATGAAAGGAGAGATAGTATGAGAAAGTTAAAAAAAATGATATCAAAGTATTTTGGATTAATATTTTTCTACACAGCTATTGTTGGAATGATAGTTCTTGCAAATTATCGTTTTGAAGGCCAAGAAAAAAACACTGCAGAACCACCAATTCAAGCCAGTGTTAATAAATAATTAATCAAATTATTTATGTGTTAAGTATAGCATAAAAATACAAAAAAATCAAATGGGGGTTAAATTTAAAAAAATATTAAAGGAGAAAAATATATGGCTAGAAAAAGAATGTTTGATTTAGAAATTATAAATCAAGATAGTTTTTTAGATTTGCCTATGGAAGCAAAAGCACTATATTTTTTATTAGGAATGAACGCTGATGATGAAGGATTTGTTGCTCCAAAGAAAATATTAAGACTTTATGGTGGAACAGAAGATAGTTTAAAAATGCTTATATTAAAAAACTTTATAATTCCTTTTAAAACTGGTGTAATTGTAATAGTAGATTGGAACAGTAATAACTGGTTAGATAACAGAAGAGTAAAACCTACGATTTATCAAGAAGAAAAACAGATGCTAATTTGTGATAAAACATCAAAGAAATATATGTTAGAACCAAATGCTAAGCAATTGCTAAGAGAGAATAGAGTAGAAGAGATTAGATTAGAAGAGAATAGAGTAGAAGAAGATAAAGAAGAAATAAAGACTCCTGCAACTCTTTCTCAAAATTCAATTTTTGATTATATCGAAGATAATTTTGGGAGAACAATTACGTCTATTGAATATGAGCTTATAAATTCTTGGGAAGATAATGAATTAACAAGATATGCTATTAAAACAGCAATACTTAATAATGTTAGAAATCTTAAATATATTGATTCAATTCTTAGAAGATATAAAACTGAAAATATTAAAACTGTAGAAGAAGCAAAAGAAAGTGAAAAAAGATTTAAGAATAAAAGCAAAAATTATGTAAATGAGGAAAGCAAAGAATGGATATAGCAAAGAACCAAGACATAATAGAAAAAACTTTTTTATCAATTCTTATTCTTCAACCTAAGATAGGATTTGATTTATTACAAATAAAACCAAAGTTTCTTGAAAATAGATATCATTCTGAAATATTAGCTCTAGCCATTGAGGCAATGAACAAATATAAGTCAGTAGATATTGTAACAATATGCAGTGGACATGAAAAACTATTAGATATAGCATTTCAGGCAATAAGCGATGAAAATGTGCCAATTTCAGATATCAGACAACAATTCATGACTATGCAAAAACTTATACTAGAAAATTATAAGAAGAAAGTTATCAAAAACTTATCAACAAAATTAAACAACGGAGAAATAGATTGTAACAAATATCTTGAGTATATGGAAAAAGTAAACGAAGTTGTTATTAAAGATGAAACAACAGTACTTGATGAACAAGAACTAGTTGAAAACATTAATTCAAAAAATATTGGTATTGAACTTGATAATTATCCAAAGTTAAATGAAACCTTAAAGTTAGTTCAAGGAGATTTCTTAATTATTGGAGCAAGTACTGGAGTTGGTAAAAGTGGGTTGCTATTAAACCTCATGAACCAATTAATGGACAGATATCAATGTATCTACTTCAATATGGAAATGAGTAAAAGTACTATTTACAAGAGAATGATAGCAATTAATTCAGGTATTCCAGTTTATGACATTGACAGTCCAAAGTCAGAAAATCAAAAAAATATAATTCAAAAAAGTATCAAAGAAATAGTCAGTAAAAAAAATATAGTTGAACACAAGGCAAGTTACTTACACGAAATTAAGGGAGTTTTAGGAAAACACAAAGATGACAAAAAACACACAATAATATTTTTAGACCACATTGGACTTATTAAAAGCTTTGGTAAAAAAACATTGTACGAACAAACAACAGATGTAGCAAAGTCGTTAAGACAATTTTGCTTAGATTATGACTGTACAATAATCGCAGCGTGTCAATTAAATAGAGCAAGTTATAATTCAGAAGAATTAAGTCTATCAATGCTTAAAGATAGTGGGGAACTTGAAAACAGTTCAAGTAAGGTAATATTACTTTATCGCAATAAGACACAAAGCGGTGGGTTACCAAAATTTACTGAGGATATGGTTTTAGAAATAGTAAAAAATCGTGATGGAAGATTAGGAAAAATACCATTTGAGTATGACAAAACTAAACAAATTTTTAAGGAGAAGATAAATTTATATGAAAACAATTGAATTTAATCAAAAAGAAGTACAAGTTATTCTAACATCATTATTAGAATTAAAACTAACTCATAAAAGAGAAATAGATAGAGGTTTAAAAAATAATCAAGATGTTGATTATTATCAAAAAGAATTATTAATAATTGAAGATGTTATGCAAAAAATGCTTGATAACTTTGGAAAAAATATATGGGAGGATTTATGATAACAAGAGAAATAGAAAATATAAACTACACTAATTATGAAATAAGCAATATTATGGAAACTTTAAGAGATTATTTATACACTTTAAGTAAAGCTGACGCTAGGGAACTTGAAAGAATAATTACTTTAGTAAATGTAAGCCTAGAAAAAAACGAAAAAGTTATAACTCTGCATGATAATTTAGCTAAAAAAATAGTTAAAAGTGGTATCCAAAATGATGGCAAATGATTATGAACCTCAAAGGGCTGGAGTAGTTACTACATTTGAGACCAGGGGAGAAGCTAACGAAAAGATTGATAAGAAAAAGAGATATTCACAAATACTTGAAATTTTAGAAGAGAAAGGCAGTCTTACAGCTAAAGAAATAGCTGTTGAGATGTGTAAACGAGGATGGATACCTACAAGTGAAAGAAACTTTGCAAGTCCTAGACTTACGGAAATGTTATACGATGGCAGAGTGGAAACTTGTGGTAAAAAGACTTGTCAATATAGTGGGGTTAAGGTAGCGGTTTTTAAAAGAAGGGAAATGAAAAAATGATATTTAAAAATAAGAAGGCAGAACTAGTAAAAGAAAAAGCTCTAGTTGAAATTGAAGAGTTTAGTCAAAAGATGTTAAATAAAATGAACTTTGGATTTAATGTGATGCAAGAAAGAGATGACTACAAAGAACTTTATGAACTAGAGAGAGCCAAAAATAAAGAATTAGAAAATAAAGTCAAAGAAAAGTCAGAAAAAATAACTAATCTCAATTATGATTTAATCAGAGTAAATAAGAATATGGACAAGCTATTTGAATATTTGGGAAAGCTTGCATTGGTAGTAAAAGATAATCATGAAAATTTCATAAAAGAAATTGAAGATTTAAAATCAGACAGATACTTGAGAGTACCAGAAAAGCCAATGAAAGAAACTAAGCAAAAAATGGGAATAAAAAGTGGTACTAAAACTAGCAAAATTATAAAAGCAGTAAAGGAAGGATAATATGAAAGAAATAACTTTTAAAGACATACAAGAAGCAAATAAAACTATTAAGACTACTGATGTCAAAGGAAAAGATTATGCGGAAGTAAATCAAAGAATAAAAGCGTTTAGAATGGTGTATCCACAAGGAACAATTAAAACTGAAATGATAAGCAATGAAAATGGGGTTTGTATTTTTAAAGCTGAGGTGTTGGATCAAGATACTAAAGTGTTAGCTACTGGAACTGCCTACGAAAAAGAAAATAGTACTTTTATAAATAAGACTAGTTACATAGAAAACTGTGAAACGAGTGCTGTTGGCAGAGCATTAGGAATGTGTGGCTTTGGCATAGATACAAGTATAGCAAGTGCTGAGGAAGTACAAAATGCTATGGCTAATCAAAATAAAAAAAGTGAACCAGATTATAGACAAGAATTAATTAAGTATTGTAAAGAAAAAAATATTGATATGAAAGAAATAGCAAAAGAATATCAATTAGTAGGAAGAAAATTAACTAATGATGATTATTATGATGTTCTATGTGATTTAAAAGGTGCAAATAATGGATAATGATACATTAGCAGATTATTGGAGAGATGTAAGCCCTATATTAAAACAACAAGCACAAGAAAAAAGAGAAAATTGTTTTAATGATAGATTGGAATATGCCAAAAAAAAATTTGAAGAAAATAATATACCTTATAAATTATGTAATGAAAGTATAGGACATTTTAATTTATTAGATAGCAAAGGAAAAGTATTAATGAGTTTTTGGAGTTATACAGGTAAATTATATATTCCTAGTACTGGGTTTAGTGACAATGTAGGTATTAGAAATTGCATTAAAAAATATAAAAAAATGGAGGGAAACAATGCAAGCAGTAACAATTGATAGAGATAAATATATAGGTGGATCAGATATACCCATCATAATAGGAATAAGCCCATTTAAAAGTAGATTTGATTTATTGCTAGAAAAGGCTGGATTAAAAGAAAATGATTTTACTGGGAACGAATATACTGAGTACGGAAATGTAATGGAACCAAAGATAAGAGATTTTATTAATGAAAATAGAGAAGATAAGTTCGAAGAGGGTAAATATATTGAAAATGATATAAGATGCCATACAGATGGGATAAATAAAGAAATTGTGCTTGAAATAAAAACAACTTCACAAATACACGAAAAAGTGGAAGATTACAAAGTATATTTAGTACAATTATTATTCTATATGGAATATACCAAAAGAAAACATGGAAAACTTGCTATATACGAAAGACCAGAAGATTTTAATGAAGAATTTGATGTTAAAAGATTAACTCAATATGATATTCGATTAGAAGACTTTAAAGAATTAATTGAACAAATAAATAGAGCAGTGGACCAATTTAGAATTGATTTAGCAAAAGTAAAAGAAAACCCATTTATTACTGAAGAAGAACTATTACCGGTTGATTTAACTGAATTGTCAAACAAGATTGTAGTTTTAGAAAATCAACTAGTAGAAATGAAAAAAGTTGAAACACAAGCTAAAGAATTAAAAGCTCAATTAAAAATGGCAATGGAAAATAATAACATTAAGAAATGGGAAACACCAAATGGAGTAAAGATCACTTTAGTGGCGGATGGAGAAGATAAAGTAGCTAGAAAATTTAATGAGACTT